GTGAATTGATGGAGACATCCAGTGCTAGTGCAAGTAGAAACTTATACGCACTGGCTAAGCATAATCTTATTAAACTTTATGAAAACCCAGACAGACGTATTGAGAAGTTTGTCGAATTAACTGCCAAGGGTAAGGCATTGACTAGGAGGATTAAGCTATGACTAAAATACTTATCGAGGTACTATCATTTTCAGCAGTGTGTATTACCTTCGGATTCGTAATTAATGCTGTACTGGAGGTATATGTATGAGTGTTAACCAAAGAGGTAGCGGATGGGAAGCATACGTAACCTATAAAGGTAAAAAGTTTAGGCGTACCCTCTCCACTAAGGAAGATGCTACTGTATTGGAGGCAATGTGGCAGAGGGAGATAGCCCAAGGGAATATGCCCACAGCTATGGAAGTTAACAGAGAGACTGGCAAGGCATCAGGGTGGACGTTACGCTATGCGTTTGATCGTTGCCATGAGAACTACTGGGCTAATACAAAGAATGAGCGACAGGTTATGTTTATTCAGAGCATTGTCTGTAAATACTGGGGCGAGAAGTCACCCATCAACAGGATCAGCACTACTACAGTGTTTGACTGGATCAGATGGATGCGAGAGAACCAAGGATACGCTCCATCTACTGTTAACAGGCACATATCTTGTCTTAAAAAGTGTTTAGATAATGCAGTGGATGAAGGCGCACTAACTACAGTACCGAAGTTTAAACGCCAGAGTGAGAAAGGAAGAGAGCGTATTGAATACTTCTCTAAGGACGAAGAGAATGCCATTCTAAGCGAGTTTGAGAGGTTAGGTGAAGATTACCTACGTGACTACGCTATCGTGGCAGTAGACACAGGTATGAGGGCAGGCGAGGTGTTGAAGATTGATGGAGATAATCTTATCAAGCTACAACAAACTAGACCTGATGGTTCTCAGATGTATGGTGCTTACATACCAGACAGAAAGAATGGTGAACCACTACTGATGCCTATAACTAAAAGAGTAGAGGAGGTACTACGCAAACGTAAGACTTTTAACGATCCATTGTACAAGCACAGACTAGCTTGGGACAGGGTGAGAGATGGTTTAGGTCTTACTAATAAGTGTTGGCACACTTGGAGACATACGACAGCAACAAGGCTAACAGCGAAGGGTTGGGACACAGCTAACATCATGCGTTACATGGGTCATAAAAATATTGCAACCACTCTTAAGTATGCTAAATGGGATACGTCAACTATGGTTGGTGGGTCTAATTTACTTGAAGATTAGCTTGTGTCCTTAAGTGTCCTAAAGTGTCCGAAGTGGCGTGTTAAACATTTCAAGAACGGCTCAAAACCTATGTGCCTAGGTAGCTCAGTCGGTAGAGCAGAGGACTGAAAAGCCTATGAAACCTTATCACGCCACCGTAACAAGATTAGAATATATATTGTAATGTATACCACAATCCACATAATCCTTTGCTCCGCTAACGTAGGTAGTTATGAGTAAAGCCACAGTAAAACTAATAAGTGTCCCAAAAGGAGGCATTATGGCAACATTGGAAGAACAGATAGACCTAGAGTATCAGATGGTGCAGTCAGGGATTGACCGTTACCACAAGCAGTTGCAGGATTTATTGGGAAAGGAATTAGGGTCAAAGACTAAGCATGGTAGAACCATTATCAAAGGTATCCTTGACCCTGTACAAGAGGCTATTGAAGAACACTGTAAGGTAGATAAAAGATACAACCGAAGTACATCCAAAAGTTTACTCAAGGGTATGGATGCGGGTAAGGTAGCTTATCTAGCTTTAGTATGTTTGATCGACAGCCTAGCAAACAATGGTACGTTATTAAAAGTTTGTCGAACCATTGGTATACAACTTGAAACACAGAAAAGATTAGATGTCTGGTTACAGGTAGACAAGGAAGTAGCTACCAACATGATTAAGGAAGCTAACAAGAAATCAGACAAAGGTTTTTTACACAAGCGTTATGGTCTCGACCACAAGATTAATAGTGACGGTGTTGACCTACCTACATGGACAAGTCAGGAACGTATTAACGTGGGTATTAAACTGGTTGATCTAATTATCACTGCTACAGGTATTGTTAAACTGGAGAAGAAGATACAGAAAAGGAAAACCATTTACCATGTAGTACCAACGCAAGAGACAGAGGAGTGGATCAAAGCGTTTAATGAGACCAACGAGGTAGCACTACCAAGGTATTGTCCTTGTATTATCGAGCCGAAGGATTGGGATTCATTCTGGGGTGGTGGTTACTACTCTGAACACATAAACAACTTACCATTTGTGAGGGTACACGCATGAGACAGACAGCACAAGATTACATTAATGCTCTGAAAGACCGTGACCTGTCTCTAGAGTACCAGTGTGTCAACGCACTACAGAGAACACCTTGGCGTATCAATGAGTTTGTTGTCGATACCCTACGTCAATGTTGGGACAGTGGTCAATCATGGGAAGGTTTACCACCAAGAGATAACTTAGCATTACCTAAGTATCCTTTTAGTAAAGAACCTAAATACCTTAACGATGAGGAGACAGCAGTCTTTAAGGCGTTCAAGTCAGAGCGTAACAAGATACACAGCTACAACAATAAGTCTATGTCCAAACGGATTCAGGTAGAGCGTACTATTCAACTTGCCGAACAGTATAAAGACATAGAGAAGATGTGGTATGTATGGCAGTTAGACTTCAGGGGTCGTAAGTATCCTGTAGAGTCTTTCTTATCACCACAGAATGCAGACTACAGTAAAGCACTCTTAGAGTTTGCTAACCCAGCTACTATCACAAACGATGAGGAAGCTAAGTGGTTGGCTATACATGGTGCTAATGTATTTGGAGTAGATAAGGTAAGTTTAGAAGATCGAGAGATGTGGGCGTACATGAACGTAGATAACGCTGTCGATGTTTATAACGATCCCTTAACTAACAGATGGTGGCAGGAAGCAGATAAACCTTGGCAAGCACTTGCATGGTGTTACGAGTGGGCATTGTACAGCAACGCTAGACAGTTTGGAGAGCATTTCGAGACTCACCTACCCTGTGCTAGTGACGGTTCGTGTAACGGCTTACAGCACCTCTCAGCAATGCTTAGAGACCTTGGGGGCGGTAAGGCAGTAAACTTAACACCGCATGACACACCTCAAGACATTTACACGGATGTAGCAAAGAGAACAACGGAACTGTTACAGCAAGAAGGTACAACACTAGCCAGTGAGTTACTAAACATTGGTGTGTGCAGAAAGATATGTAAGAGACCTGTGATGATTGTACCCTACTCAGGGACACAACACAGTTGTAGAGATTACATACTGGAAGCACTAGAAGAAAAATGTAAAGGCAACAACCCTTGGGGTGATGACTTCTGGCAACCAGCTACATACTTGGCTAAGTTTGTCTGGAAAGCCATCAACGAGGTTATTGTCTCGGCTCATAAAGTAATGAACTACATCAAGAGCATTGCAAAGTTGTATAGTAAGCAGGGCAGACCCTTTGAGTGGGAGACACCAACAGGGTTATTAGTGAGACAGTCGTACAGCAACACCAAGAAGCTACGCATCTGGACACACTTAAGCGGTTCTACAGTTAAGCTGAACTACAGACAGCCACTAGAGAAGACAGTAGACTCACGCAAGAGTGTTAGCGGTGCTAGTCCTAACTTCACACATAGCTTAGATGCTGCGGCTTTGACGTTCACAGTCGATAAGTGTTTGAAGGAAGGCATAACAGACTTTGCTATGGTACACGACAGCTATGGCACACACAGTCCCAACATGGTGAAACTTAATGATAAGTTAAGAGAAGCGTTTGTTGAGATGTACAGAGATAACGATGTACTGCAAAATCTCTACGATAGCGCAGTAAGTACGTTAACGGAGGGTACAGAAATACCTGAACCTCCACCAAGGGGAACATTAAACATTGAGGAGGTGCTACAGAGTGATTACTTTTTTGCTTAATTCTCTAACCACCCCCTATAGCAATCCCCGAATAAACTTTAACTTAATAGGATAATAAATATATGGCGAAGAACATTTTAGTATTAGAAGGAACAGCGGCATGGGCGAAAGTATTTGAGCCTGATACAAAGTTTAATCCACTAGGTGATTACAGTATCAACCTTCAAATGACGGAAGCAGATGCCGCACCAATGTGTGAGAAATTAGAGGAACTAATTCAAGAGACATTTAAGAAAGCAGTTAAAGAGAAACCACCTCTTAAGAACTCTCTGACCACACAAGATGTCATGTCCGTAGTATACGACAGAGACACGGGAGACCCTACAGGTAACGTAGAGTTTAAATTCAAACTAAAAGCTAAAGTCCAAAAGAGAGATGGTGGTTGGTATGAGCAAGAGCCTGTTGTGCTTGATGCGAAGAAGACACCACTCACAGGTGACACGCTGATTGGTAACGGCTCTAGGGTAAAGGTAGCGTTTGAACCTATCCCTTACGTGATGCAGTCAACCAAGAAGGTAGGTGTGTCTCTACGACTAAAGGCAGTACAGGTAATAGATTTGGTTGAGTATGGTAACTCAGCCGCAAGTGTGTTCGATGAAGAAGACGGCTTCGTAGCCCCCTCCGCTAATGCCGAAACTTCATCAACAACCGAGGTCTTTGCTGATGCCGCTGACTTCTAGATCGACCCTAGAGGAACGTGTGCAAGCAGACCTTGACTACCGTGGGATAGCTTATGAGTATGAACCTTGTAAGCTACCCTTCACGGTAAAGAGAAATTATATACCTGATCTAAAGATTGGAGATATTTATGTTGAGGTTAAGGGTTACTTCCGATCAGAAGCGCAACGTAAGATGCGTAACATAAAGGAACAACACCCTGACTTAGATATACGGTTCTTATTTCAACGGAACAACAGCCCAGTACAAGGCGCAAAGAAACGCAAAGACGGAACTAAGATGACTTGTGCAGAGTGGGCAGAAAAACATAACTTCATCTACGCAGAGGGGATGATCCCTGATGAGTGGTTTAATTAGGAGACGGTGATGGAAAATCAGGAGAGTGATTTTATTATGCACACTCCTTGTAGTAAGTGTGGTTCATCAGATGCAAACAGCTTGTACTCTGATGGTCACACCTACTGCTTTAATTGTAAAACTTATGGGCAATCCCAAGAGGAGGTCAGATTGGTAGAGAACGCAGTAAAAGATACGATATTCAAAACAGGGTCTTATCAACCTCTGATTAAAAGAAACTTAACAGAGAAGACTACAAGGTTTTGGGATTATCAAGTGGCAGACGGAATGCACGTAGCAAACTTCAAAGATGCTGACGGCAACACAGTAGCACAGAAGCTCCGCTACCCTGATAAAACTTTTGCTGTCGTAGGCGATTTAAAGAAAGCTGTATTGTTTGGACAGAACCTTTGGCGAGACGGTGGTAAAAGCTGTGTCGTTGTAGAAGGTGAGTTGGATGCACTATCCATGTCACAGGCTTTTGATAACAAGTGGGCAGTTGTCTCTATTAAGACAGGTGCGGCAGGAGCAGTTAAAGACATTAAAAAATCTATCGAATGGTTAGAGAAGTTCGAACAGGTTGTCTTTATGTTTGACCAAGATGATGTAGGTAAGAAAGCAGCACTAGAGTGTGCGGCACTACTATCACCACGCAAGGCTAAGATTGCCAAGCTACCACTCAAGGATGCGAGTGAGATGCTACAGGCAGGAAGACAGTCAGAGCTTATTGATGCGTTTTGGTCAGCAAAAGAGTTTGCCCCTGACGGTATCATCAATGGTGAAGACTTATGGGAAGTAGTATCAACAGAGAAAGAAGTACACACCGTACCCTATCCTTATGATGGTCTTAACAACAAGATAGGCGGTTGTCGATTAGGTGAAATCGTAACTGTTACGGCTGGTTCAGGTTTAGGTAAGTCACAACTCACAAGAGAGTTTGCTTACCACCTTCTTAATGAAGGAGCTACGATAGGTTATGTAGCACTCGAAGAATCTAGCAAGCGTACAGCACAGGGACTTATGTCCTTACACTTAGGCAAACCCGTACATCTTGAAGAAGTTGAGACAGAGGAGCTTAGAGAAGCCTTTGATGCAACTCTAGGAACAGGGCGTGTGTTTATGTATGACCATTGGGGATCGACTGAGAGCGAGAACCTATTGGGTAAGATTAGATACCTAGCAAGAGGGTGTGGTTGTCAGTACATTATACTGGATCACATTAGTATTGTTGTTTCAGGCATCGAGGGTGGAGATGAGAGACGGATCATAGACAACATGATGACCAATTTGCGGTCACTAACTGAAGAATTAAATATCGGATTGATTGTCGTATCTCATTTACGTAGACCTAGTGGTGACAAGGGACATGAAGAAGGACAGTTAACTTCATTATCCCAGTTACGAGGTAGTGCGGCTATCGCACAACTAAGTGACATAGTAATTGGCTTAGAACGTAACCAGCAGGACGCTGAGACTTCTAATGTAACAACCGTCCGTATCTTAAAGAACAGATGGTCAGGTGATACAGGTGTAGCAGGACAGCTTCACTACTCCACCACAACAGGTCGTATGTCAGAGGAATTTGATGTACCTTTTTAATCACTCCAGCGAGAGGATTGTATGCTGATATTTGATATTGAAACTGATGGGTTACTGAATGAAGTAACAAAGATACACTGCCTAGTTATACAAGATACTAAGACAGGTAAGGTGTATAGTTATCATGGTGAGTCTTTGCAAGAAGGTCTCACTGTACTATCACAAGCACCTGAGATTGGTGGTCATAACGTAATTGGTTTTGATCTGCCCGTGTTAGAGAAACTGTATGGCTTTAAATACGAAGGTGAAGTGTTTGATACCTTAGTAGCTTCTAGACTTATATGGTCAAACCTAAAAGAAAAAGACCTACTTAAGCGAACAGTAGCTAACAGACTAATTGGTTCACACTCACTCAAGGCTTGGGGTGAAAGGCTTAACTACCATAAGGGTAGCTACGGTGAGCAAGAAGATGCTTGGGAAGAGTTCACCCCCGAAATGTTAGAGTATTGTAAACAGGATGTTGGTCTTAACGTAAAGTTATACGAGATGATACAACGCAAGCGTTACCCACACGAACCAATGCAGCTTGAGCATGAGATGGCGAAGATGTTGTTCCAACAAGAACAGACAGGCTTTCCCTTTGATGTGGAAGCGGCACAGAAACTGTACACCCAACTCTCTGCTAGAAAGCAAGAGATTGAAACTGAACTGGTTAACACCTTAGAGCCAACGATCATTGAGCTAAAGACCAAAACAAAAACAATACCGTTCAACCCTGCATCGAGACAGCAGATTGCCGACAGGCTAATGAAGAAGGGTTGGACACCACAAGAGTTTACTCCATCAGGAGAGCCAAAAGTTGACGAAAAAATCTTGGCGGGAATTGATATGCCCGAAGCTAAGATGCTAACAGAGTTCTTAATGCTAAACAAAAGATTAGGACAATTAGGCAATGGTAAACAAGCATGGCTCAAGCTCGAAAAGAAGGGACGGATACATGGTCGAGTTAATCACATGGGTGCTGTTACTTCTAGGTGTACACATAGTGATCCAAATGTCGCTCAAGTGCCATCAGGATCTGCCGCCTTTGGGAAGGAATGTCGCTCATTATTTCACGCACCGCAAGGCTACTCCCTACTCGGGGCTGATGCAAGCGGTTTAGAGTTACGTTGCCTTGCTCATTATATGTCAAGGTATGACGGTGGTAAATATGGTAAAGAAATTTTAGAAGGCGATATCCATACAGCAAACCAGAATGCGGCAGGGTTAGCTACACGCTCACAAGCTAAGACATTCATCTATGGTTTCTTATACGGAGCAGGGAATGAGAAGATTGGAGAGATCATCGGTAAGGGTAAAAAAGAAGGCGGTCAGATTAAGAAACGCTTCCTTGCCAAGACCCCAGCTCTCAAGAAGTTAACCGATGCAATTAAGTTACGATTAGAAACACAACAAGGTGAGAAGTCTATTAATGGTCTTGATGGTAGGATAATACCTATACGTCACCCCCATGCAGCTCTCAATACATTACTTCAATCAGCAGGAGCTATTGTCTGCAAGCATTGGTACGCAACCATCGAGAAGATGATACGTGCTAAAGGCTACACTAACGAAGAAGTTTCGATAGTGGCGTTTGTGCATGATGAAGTACAAATCATAGTTAAGGAAGGCTTGGAGGATGACATAGGTGCGATCACTAAAGAAGCAATTAAAAAGACAGAGCAACACTACAACTTCAAATGCCCTCTCGACTCAGAGTTCGATGTCGGCAGAAGTTGGGCAGAAACTCACTAGTCCGAGTAGGCTTGGTGATGTTGCAGAGTTCTATGCAATCACATGGTTGTGGGATGAAGGGTTTGAGGTGTTCTATAATGCTGGCTCAACAGGAGCTGTAGATATTATAGGCATGAAAGATGGAGAGGTTTACTTGTTTGATGTGAAGATGAATAAAGAAACTAAACGTGGAAGCTACGCTAGTTCACGCACACCTTTACAAAAAGAGCTAGGAGTACAGTTCCTTCTGTTTGATCCTATTACTCGTAAACTAAGACTACAGAAACACAGGGTATAGATATGGAAATGACATTACTAAACATGATCTTTGTATTCAGCTTCGCTTTTGTAAGTGTGGCGTTAGGCTTGAAATGGATCGGAGAGATAATCCTTCAGGTAGTTTTAGCAAAGCAAGGCTTGATGATTTCACGAGATCAACTGATGGGAGATGACGATGAAGAATACTAGGACACTATTAGTAGATGGTGACATTGTAGCGTACAAAGCTGCTGTCATTGCAGAGACTCCTATCGACTGGGGCAACGGGGTGTGGACATTACACGCTCACGAGAAGGATGTCATAAGTTCGATGGAGGACTTCATGGCTAAGATAATAGAAGAGTCTGGTTGTGATGAAGTGATTACGTGTTTGTCTGGTGACAAGTTGTACCGCAAAGATGTAGCCCCTTATTACAAAGCGAACCGTAAGGGTACACGCAAACCCATGCTTCTAAATTTTGCTAAAAAATATTTATCAGATAATTACAATGGTAAAGTTGAGGATAAGCTAGAAGCAGATGACCTCCTAGGAATACTAGGCAGTGCGGATAAGAATACAGTAATCTGGTCTATAGACAAAGACCTGTTAACAATCCCTGCCTACCACTTGCTTGACGGTAAAGTTACTGAAGTAGATCAAGAGGAAGCTGACTACTGGTTCTTGTACCAAACATTAATAGGTGACTCGACTGATAACTACAAAGGTTGCCCTACTGTTGGAGCGAAGACAGCTGATAAACTGCTTCAAGAGAACGGTGCAACATGGCAAACAGTTGTTGATGCTTTTGCTGATAAAGGTTTTGGTGAAGAGGTTGCCATAGAGAACGCAAGACTGGCTCGTATACTACGTGACGGTGAATATGATTTTAAAACTAAGGAGGTAAGTTTATGGATGCAGTAATTTCAGAAGTTAAGATAACAGAAAGAGCCGCTGATCCTGTCAACAGCCCAGAGCATTACAATGCAGGGAAGATAGAAACAATAGATTACATTGTAGATGTGCTAGGGGAGTTTGATGCTATCTCCTATTGTCACGGAAACGTAATTAAATACACCAGCACTAGACTATGGAATAAAGGCAAACCTATACAGGATGCAAAGAAGGCTGTCTGGTACTTAAACAAGATGATTGAATTAATGGAAAAAACCGAAGGGGAGAATTGGGGATGAGTAACGATTTAGGTGGAGCAAGTTATGAACAAATTACAGGGATGTTTGAAGGGTTTGATTGGTATCAAAGTAAGTGTGCTGCCACAGCCGTCTTCCCTAAAGACTCATCGCTAGTATATCTAACTATGGGTCTAGCAAGCGAGGCTGGTGAAGTAGCAGGGAAGGTTAAGAAAAAGATTAGGGACGGAGAGCCAGCTAACTTTAAAGAACAACTAGCATCAGAACTAGGAGATGTGTTTTGGTATCTAGCCATGCTGACAGATGAGGCGGGGCTAAACCTGAGTGACATTGCATTTAATAATTTAAACAAACTATACAAGCGTAAGATTAACGACACGCTTAAAGGCTCAGGAGATGAACGATGAAAGAATACTGCGACTGCTGTGACAAGCAGTTTAAAATAGAACATTTAACAGATCAACCAGAGTCAGGCGAACAAGGTTTAGTCTGTCAAGAATGTTACGACAGAATCTCTGACAGTATGAGCGAGGGTTAAGAATGGATTCATATCAACAATACATACACAAATCCCGTTACGCTAGGTGGCGGGAAGAAGATAACAGAAGAGAGACATGGAAGGAAACTGTACAGCGGTACATTAACTTCTGGGTAGAGCGTGGACAGATAGACGATAAACTTGCTAAGGAATTGTTTAATGCAATACACAGGCAAGAGATCATGCCATCCATGCGTTGTCTTATGACAGCGGGCGAAGCACTTGATCGAGATAACATGGCGGGCTTTAACTGTAGCTACATAGCAGTCGATAACCCAAGAGTATTTGATGAGATATTATATGTATTAATGTGTGGCACAGGCGTAGGGTTCTCCGTAGAGAGACAGTCTGTTACTAAACTACCAACCATAAGTGAGGACTTTTATGAAACAGAAACTACAATCCATGTTGCAGACAGTAAGATTGGTTGGGCTAAAGCTTTCCGTGAGTTGGTTAGTCTTTTGTATTCGGGTCAAGTGCCTACTTGGGATGTCTCTAAGTTACGGGCTAAAGGTGAACGGCTTAAGACGTTTGGTGGCAGATCGAGTGGAGCTGATCCTTTGGTTAGGCTGTTCGAGTTTACTGTTAATACTTTCAAGAACGCTGCTGGACGTAAGCTAACGAGTATTGAATGCCATGACATTGTGTGTAAAGTTGCTGAGATTGTTGTTGTTGGGGGTGTGCGTAGGTCTGCTCTCATCTCTCTATCTAATTTGTCTGATGACCGTATGCGTCATGCGAAGTCTGGGAATTGGTGGGAGACACAAACGCAAAGAGCCTTGGCAAACAACAGTGCCGTCTACAATGAGAAGCCAGAGTATGAAACCTTTTTGGAAGAATGGGTAGCACTCTATAAGTCTAAAGCTGGTGAACGTGGTATCTTCTCCCGTACTGCTGCAAAGAAACAAGCAGAGAGAAATGGACGTAGAGAGATAGGACATGACTTTGGTACTAACCCATGTAGTGAGATTATTCTACGGTCAGCACAGGTATGTAACTTGTCTGAGATTGTAGTACGCTCTGATGACACACAAGAATCATTAGAACGTAAGACACGACTAGCTACGATACTGGGGACACTACAGTCAACACTGACTGACTTTAGGTATGTACGTTCTGTCTGGAAGAAGAACACCGAAGAAGAATGTTTACTTGGTGTAAGTATGACAGGCATCATGGATCACAAGTTGTTATCAGGTAAAGGTAGCTTAGTGGTACTGAAGGAAACTTTAGAGAAGTTAAAGAAGATTGCAGTACAAACTAATAAACAGTTTGCGGCTGAGTTAGGTGTTAACCAATCAACAGCTATTACGTGTGTTAAGCCATCAGGTACAGTGTCCCAACTGGTAGACAGTGCTAGTGGTATCCATGCTAGGTTCTCCCCTTATTATATAAGACGAGTACGAAGCGATGGCAAAGACCCTATTTCTGCATTCCTAAAAGATGCGGGAGTGTCTTGGGAGAAGGATGTAATGAACACAGAGAACTACGTGTTTGACTTCCCTGTTAAAGCACCAAAGGGCGCAACCTGTGTTAACGAACTTAACGTCAAACAACAGTTAGATTTGTGGGAGATATATCAGGAACACTGGTGTGAACATAAACCTAGTGTGACTATATATTACTCTGATGATGAGTTCCTAGCGGCAGGACAATGGCTATGGGAACGACTAGATAGCTGCTCAGGTATTAGCTTCCTACCACGCACTGACCATGTGTATGCCCAAGCTCCTTATGAAGCAATTGATAAGGACAGGTATATGGAACTTAAACGAGAGACCCCTTCAGAGATTGAATGGGACAGGCTAGGTGAATATGAAAAAGAGGACACCACTACTGGAACTCAGGAGTTGGCTTGCTCGTCAGGTTCATGCGAAATATAGGAACTGGATAACGGTGTTGGAGGTAGTAACTTGCCTCCACATCATCGCTAACGTCTGGCTACACTTCCCGTCATAACTGGGCTGGCTCTAACCACCCCCTATAGAGAGTAACAAATGAAGAATAACATATTCATAAGTGAAGACTTAGTACAATATTTAAGGAAACTTTTTCCCAATAAACTCCCTAATAAAAGAAATATATCAGAGAATGATATAGCATTTTTACAGGGGCAACAATCCGTCATTGAACGCATGGAACTCATGTTAGAGAATGACCAACCAGAAGAGATTTAATTATGTGTTTATCAACCCCTAAAGCCCCGCCACCACCACCCACTGTAGTAGCACCGCCTCCACCAGAGAAAGCTCCCGCTGAACTTGAGAATGCGGTAGACTCTAACGCTACATCTTTAAATAAAAAACGTAAAGGCGCTAAACAGCTTAGACGAAACAACAACACAGGTGCTAATTACGCAGGGCAGTCTAGTGGTGGCTCAGGTCTAACAATTAAAAAATAGGATATAAATGATGCACGATCAATCTATAGCCAAAGCTTATGAAAACATGGCGGCAGATCGTGATGCTTTTCTTACACGAGCAAGGTCTTGTGCGGAGTTAACAATCCCTACACTTATGCCCCCTGAAGGGCATACAGGGTCAACTCAGTACGATACCCCTTATCAGTCAGTGGGCGCAAGAGGTGTTAACAACCTTGCTTCTAAACTACTGATGACTCTTCTCCCTCCCAACCAAGCATTCTTTCGTTTAACTATAGATGATTATGATCTAGTAGAGTTAGGCGGGGATGCCAGAGGTAAGGCAGAAGAAGCACTCGCTCGTATTGAAAGATCAGCAACACAGGTCATAGAATCAAAAGCCATTCGAGTTCCAACATTCGAGGCACTTAAGCAATTAATAGTAGCGGGTAACGCTTTAGTCCATATGCCGCCCAAAGGTGGAATGAAAGTATTTAGACTAGATCGTTACGTTGTCCAACGAGACACGATGGGCAACATCTTAAAGATTATTACCAAAGAGACAGTAGCGTATGATGCGCTGCCTAAAGATGTCTTACAGGCTCTAACAGAAAACCCTGACTATGAATTAGACACTAGTAAAAAAGAATGTGATATTTTCACCTGTGTTAAGAGAGTGGGTAAGAAGTTTGAAGTGCATCAAGAAATCCATGACGTTGTTATTGAAAGCACTAAAGGTTCATACGCAGAAGATAAACTACCTTGGATGGCACTCCGCTTTATTGCTGTTGATGGCAACCACTATGGTCGTTCTTTCTGTGAAGAAATTGTCGGTGACTTAAAATCTCTAGAAGCACTCACCAGAGCTATTGTCGAAGGTAGTGCTGCCAGTGCTAAACTTTTATTCTTAGTAAGACCAAACGGTACAACTAAGATGAGAAGTATTGCAGATGCCCCTAACGGTGGTATTGTCTCTGGTGATGCTAACGATGTAACTACTTTACAAGCCAACAAGTTTAATGACTTTAGAGTAGCACAAGAAACAATGCAGAAGATTACAGAACGCTTATCTTTTGCCTTCCTGCTTAACAGCTCTGTTCAACGACAAGCTGAGAGAGTAACAGCAGAAGAAGTACGATACATGGCACAGGAGCTAGAGACAGCTCTAGGTGGCATTTACTCTGTACTATCACAAGAGTTCCAAGTTCCCCTAGTCAACCTCCTTCTAGCAAAGATGCAGAAAGAAGGTAAGATGCCCAAGTTCCCTAAAGACACCTTGAAGCCGCAGATCGTCACTGGTCTAGAAGCTCTAGGTCGTGGACAGGACTTAAACAAACTAAGCCAGTTCTTACAAATGCTACAACCACTTGGTCAAGAAGTAATTCAAAGTGAGTTGAACATTGGAGACTACTTAGACCGTCTTGGCGCATCGCTAGGTATTGATACACAGGGTCTTGTGAAATCTGATGAGCAGAAGATGCAAGAACAACAAGCTATGCAAGAACAGATGCAACAACAGCAAATGATGGCAATGGCAGAGAAGGGCGTAGCCCCTGCTATTAAAGGCATGACTGAAGCTGCACAACAACAGCAAGCTGAAGAATAAAACTAAAAGAGACTATTATGAATCAAGAAAGCATTAGTACACACGAAGAACAAACAGAGTCACAAGAACACATCGACGAGATGGTTGCAAAGAGTGACGAACTGGATAGGTTAAACGACCCGTCCCAAGGTGATCGACCAGATTGGTTGCCTGAGAAGTTTAAAAACGCAGAACAGATGGCTGAAGCTTATGGTCATCTAGAGAAAAAGTTAGGCGGGGAAAGTGTAGAGGAAGGCGTTGAGCCTGAAGCTGCACCCGAACCAACTCCACAACAAGAAGCAAGTGACGTTAGAGAAGCAGTAGAAAATGCTGGCGTTGATTTTGATTCTTTACAGTCGGAGTATAACGAACAGGGAGGCTTATCTGAAGATGCTTATACTAAGCTCAGTGAAGCTGGCTTCCCACAAGATTTGGTAAACAGTTGGATACAGGGACAAGAAGCCCTAGCAAACAACTATCAAAAAGCTGTCTATGAAAGTGTAGGCGGTGAACAAGCTTACGGTGACATGATTAACTGGGCGGGCGATAACTTATCGGATAACGAAATCGCTGCCTTTGATCGAGCTGTAGGTTCAGGAGACGTTGATATGGTCAAGTTGGCTGTGTCAGGATTACAAACAAAGTATCAAGCTGCGGAGGGTACAGACCCATCTCTCATAGGTGGACAATCCAGTAACTCAACAGGCGGTAATTATAGTTCTTGGGCAGAAGTGACCCAAGCTATGAGCGACCCTCGATACAATAGTGATCCAGCATACCGTCAGTCTGTTTCGGCTAAGATAGCTCGAAGCGACATACAATAGTCTCTTTATGCCCTCTTCGGAGGGCTTTTTTCAGGAACGAAACACAACGATTAATTACCTTTGACCCCTGCGGGGACAATCTAAGCGGAAAGATTAAGTGTTAAGTGACTAAACATTAAACATTCATTTAAACATTTAACAAAAGGTAAAATATTATGTCTAGCAACTATGCTGCACCCTCACGATTGGGTGAAAACGCTGGTACTGGTGCTAACGCCAAGGAACTCTTTCTAAAGACGTTTACGGGCGAAGTCCTTACAGCTTTCAATACTAACAACATCGCAATGCCATTACACCGTGTACGCACAATCTCTTCAGGTTCTAGCGCACAGTTCCCACTAACAGGTATCGCTACTACTGCAACTCTTGTGGCTGGTAACGAGGTAGTACCAAGTGCTATCGCTCACAGTGAGAAAGTAGTTAACATCAACGATCTTCTAACTTCTTCCGTTTTCATTGCGAAAATTGATGAAGCAATGAACCACTATGATGTTCGCTCTATCTACTCTACTGAGATCGGTACTGCTCTAGCTAAAGCTGCGGATACAGCTGTATTCTCTGCTGTCGCTGCTGCAACTGACGATACTGCTGAGTACGCTCAAGGTGCTGCCCAGAACAATGCTGATATTGAAATTGCTGGTGCTCCTTCTGCTTCTACTGGTACTGACGTAGCCGATGCTATTTTCAAAGCTCTAGAAGCTCTAGATACTAAGAACGTAACTGGTGAGAAGTCTGTTGTACTTGATGCAGAAACTTACTACAAAATGTTCTCTGGCTCTAACTCTAACATCGCTGGTGTAATGAACAAAGACTTCGGTACAGGTGGTAACTTGAACACTGGTACTGTTCCTTTGATTGGTGGCGCAAAAGTGTATATGTCTAACAACCTACCTTCAGGTTCTAAAGGCTTAGTATTCACTAAAGATGCTGCTGCAACAGTTAAGCTATTAGACTTAGGCGTTGAATCAGAGTACCAAGTTTCACGACAAGGTACACTAATGGTAGCTCGTTATGCTATGGGTCACAGCTCATTGCGTCCTGAGTGTGCTGTTAAACTGACTAACGCTTCATAAGATTAGTTTAGTAAACTTTAAGAACACCTCCTTCGGGGGGTGTTTTTTCTTTATTTTTTCATTGAGGTAAACATGACAACTCCAACAACACAGCTTCAGGCTGTAAACTCTATGCTCTCGACCATTGGCGAAGCACCAGTCAACAGCTTAAGTTCTGGTTTAGTTGATGCTGAAACGGCTGAGACTGTACTCAATGAAG